ACCTCTCTGTTCCATCTTCTCGATGGATCGCCGGGTGTATTCCAGCGTGTAATCTTTACCTTCATAGGTAAAATTGATCTGCTTACTCATGGTTCAGTACCTCCTTACGCCTTGTCCTTGGTGACGGGAGTAGAGGCAGCAAAGGTCACAGTCATGCTTACGACCTCGTTGACACCACCACCGGTAACGAACACGGACGGAGTGCCCTTGAAGGAGAACTTGCCCTCACTACCACTAGGAGTCACAACACCGTTAGGAGCCTCAGTACCGCCGAACCATACGGCGTACTCAGCCTCTTCACCCTCAAGCGCCTTGATCTTGTCAAAGTCGGCAGAGGTGTAGTTGGCAGTGAACGCAAGAGCGTCCATCTGCTGGATACCGGGAATACTGGTGGTTGCCCGGTCGGACAAAGTGGTGGTGTCCAACATCTCGGGAGAGCCACCCAGATCAGGGTAGTCCTTGATGTCGATGAGCTTCTCGAAGGTCTCCAAGTTCTTCTTCATCAGGAAGACCTTATAAGTGGAAATAGCCATCTTATTACCTCCTGTAAATTGTGTGATTGGCGGATACCTTTGCGGTATAACGGGAAACGACCCGAAGATATTTCCCTTCGCCATCTGGAATTGTATTGGTACTGGTCCTTGTGAAACCAAGGCCGATGAAATACCTGTCCACCACGGCAAGTATGGAACGGCACTCGCTCTTCCGGTCGGTTGCCCGATTGGAGTATACGGCTACCTCATACATAACCTTGACATGGTTTTCGTTGCTGCCGCTGTCCTGTGTATCAGTGGCAACATAGTTGTCGGCCTCCATCATCGTTACACTCGGGAACGAAGACGGCGCTCTGACCAATTCCCCGGATAAAAACACATCCGGGCACTCTTTCGCCAGAAGAGAATACAGACCATCGTAGACATCCACTTCAATGTCAATCATGACCCAAACACCTCCTTGGCGATTTTCTTGATTTCTTCTCTCATTGCTTTGCTGGCCTCATACATGGCTCTAGCCGGAGGATTACCGTGCGTCAAGATGACAGGCCCCTCGTCTCGGACGATAGGGTGTCCGTCCTTGTCCGTAGCCACACGACCATTGGTCCCCGGATCGCCGTAATAGCCCCAAGTGATGTGCTTTCCTTTACCCTGTCCGTACTCACCACGGATTGCGCCCTTGCTATCAGCCAGAGGGTGGGCCTCAGAATAGTACACACCAGCACCGAACTCAATGAAGGTCACGCTACGGCCTCTGGCGATGACTTTGACCTTATTGTCACCCTCCCACTCGGCAAGGGTCTCTACATCGTTCGTACCGTCATACTGAGCGTTACGAAAACGGACATCAGCGGTCTGCACACCAAGCTCCGACAGTCTTCCAAGAAACACTCGACATTTCTCACGCAGCTGGGCTTTGTACTGTTCCACCTCATCGACCGCTCGACCCAGATTTCCGAGTTTGACCTTGATCCTCTTCTTCACGAGACCTCCACCTTTCGGATGGCGTAGGACACGGAGTTGAGAGACCGGGCCACACGCTTGACCGTGTAGTCGAACAGTGGATCTCCGTTCGGGTCATACTCAGGTTTCTTGTCCACAAAGAGAACAGAGTCCTCGTTGATGGGACAGTCTGCGTCACCCAGAACAATCACCTTGTCGTAATCGTCCAAGTGGCCAAAGACCTCGACCTGAGTTTCACCGGTCGCTGCGGAGATGTTTCCTTTGAGCTGGACCGCCGGTCCATACACGGAGCGTTGCCCGCCGGTCTTTCGACCTTGGGCGTCCGTCATAGGCTCGTTCCGCAGGTACGGGCAGTACCAGAACGGAACCATGTTCTTGACCATACACCGCATTACATTACCCCCACCATCGGAACGATGGCTCTCAGCAGCTCCGGTGGAACATCTCCGCCGGAGTAGGTCCGACCAATTCCGTTCTCCTGATGGTAGGTCTCACCTTCGGCCCCTCTCTTGCTGAGAAGGAAGTTGGCGATGTCTACTTGGTTCACGGCGTATCGGTCCGGGACTACGGTCTGAGTTACATCAAAGGGATAGGCCCTCTGGAGGACCTTGTTTGCGGCCAAAGCGAGAAAGGTGGAAAGCACCTCCTCATCGGTTTCGCCGCTGAGAGCTTTCAGCATTGTCAGCTTTTCCGCTTCGGTCATACTTTCCACCTTCCTTCTGATCGAGATTAGGTTGCCGCCTTAGTCACCACAGGGTTCTTGGTGTCGTTGGCGATGAACACGCTACGACTGTAAGTGGGAGCGGTGAAGGTCTGGGCAATGCCAGTGAACTTACCGTGATACCACTCAGGACCGTGGTCGAGGCCGATCTGACCAAACAGCTGATACTTCTCGCCAGCACCGGTCTTGGCCAGAGGCTCAAGGAAGAAGTTGCCCTTGCCGGGTACGGGCTGGAACACGGGGGAGATGACATCCAAGTTCAGCAGCAGGGCAGTACCGGCGGGAAGGCACTCGCCCAGATACAGGTAGACCACACCGATGGGAGTGACCACACTGGACAGAGCGATACCGTTGATCTCCCGGGCAGCGGGAACCACGGTCAAGCCATTCTGCACGGCGTCAGCGTTGATCTGGAACAGGGTGGTAGCGTCACACCACAGGCACAGTCCCTCGGTGGGAGCGTTGGCCCCGTAGATCTTCTTCACCATGTCAGCGATGTCCCACAGGCCCAGAGGCTTGCTGGCCATGGCCTTGGTGTTGGTGGTGATGGCAGTCACGAGACCACGGGTCTTATTGGCCTGTGCGTCACTGGTTGCCTTTGCGAACACACCGTTGATGAAGGTGTACTCGATGTCACGGTTCACCTTCTGCATTTTGGCTGCGACCTGAAAGTCCAGCTCATTGATGGGGTTGGCCTCCTGATTGGCAATGTTCACGCCACTCAGAGTGCCCATGTTGGACTCCTTGGCGTAGGAGACGCCAACAGACTCATGGAAGATCTGGGTCACATTGGTCTTCTGCTCACGAGTGACCACAGTAGGCTCGGGAGCGGTCAGAGAGGCAGTCTCAGTGATTGCAGGCTGAGAACCAGCACCGCCGCCCTCGTACTCCTGACCAGTCACGAACTCGACATGATTGGTCAGCTTGGGTCTCGCACCGATGATGGCAGACAGAGGGGTGCGAGTGTTGCCCTTGTTGAAGAGCATACCGGAGTAGTTCAGAACTCCAAAACTGGTAGCAATAGGCATTACTTATTCTCCTTCCTTACTGCTCCGCCTGTGCCTCCTGTTCGGCAATCAGGCGGGTGTAATACGCCACCGCCGCAAAGTCGTTAGAGGATCTGGCCTCTTCGAGCTTCTTCTGGTAGTCCAGACCGGAACCACCAGCACCGGCAGGGGGCTTGGGCGTCTTCTTCAAAAGATCAGCCTCGATCTGATGTGCCATGGTCTCCTGATGTTTCTTCTGGTTGGCGAACACCTTGGCGGTATCACCATCGAACATAGCCTTGGCGGTCTCAGCCGCCAGCTTTGCTTCGTAACCAAGAGCCACAAGCTGGGCCGTGTTCTTGGTCACACTCAGCTCCTCCATAAGAGCGGCGTTGTCCTTTTTCAGCTTCTCCTTCTCCTCGGCCTCCTGCTGAGCTGCCTGTTCATCCACAGTCAGCTTCTCACGCAGCTTACGCTTGCTTTCGGCGGCTTCGGAGTTTGCCTTACTCAGGGCGTTCTTGGTACGCTCCAGCTCATCAGCATGGTCCTCGTACT